GCGGAGAGTTACAAGACTGAATCGAAGTAGAACAAGCATACATCAATCATAGCAAAGTTAAAATCGTACCCACATTCAAAACAGATACAACATCAGCAAGTCTGATGAAATACACAATCAATAGTTGGTTAGCAACAAAAGTATCATTCTTTAATGAATTATTTCATTTGCACCAATCAAGCAATGCAGAGACTACATGGGAGCAATTTACTGATATGGTAAAACGTGACCCAAGAATAGGAGACAGTCATATGCAAGTCCCTGGACCAGATGGTATGTTTGGTTTTGGTGGACATTGTTTTCCAAAAGACACAAAAGCATTGTTATATTATTCTAAACTAGAGGGGGCGCCACTCACTCTATTAGAAAAAGTCATCCAACAAAACGAAGATGACAGAAACGGGTAAATATACCCTTGACAGTGTACAGAATACCCTGTATACTATACGCATAGATTTACATAATCATAGGAGATAATCGATGGCAGCAAAATATTTTAATCCAGAGCAAGTCAACAAAATGAAGCAACTTGTTAACGAAGGCATGGCAGTAATGCAAGAAGTAGAGACACTTAATGGTGGATTGACTGATACTGTAAAAGCAATAGCAGAAGAACTTGAGATCAAGCCTTCTATTCTTAAAAAAGCAATTAGAATTGCATACAAAAGCAAATTGACTGATACGAATGCTGACCATGAGCAACTAAACGATATATTGGAGACAGTCGGCAGAACACTTTAATGCCAAGACTTGTCACGTTTGGATGTTCATTTACATACGGTCACAGTTTATCTGATTGTTATATAGAAAATGGACGTCCTGGTGATTCACCTAGTAAGTTTGCTTGGCCAAATCTATTAGCAGAAAAGTTAAATTATGAATGTTTAAATTTATCTGCTTGTGGTTCAGGTAATTATCAAATTTTACTAGATATTTTACGAACAGATTTTGAACAAGATGATTTAGTTGTAATAGGATATTCATATTTTGATAGATATGAAAATTACCTAATGACTGATAAAATTGATGCAGGTTTTCAAATAACTTCAAAGTCTAAAAAACTTAAACATAGAATAGAAATCAATAAAGTTATGTTAGGTGAGACAAGTGAAGAACAAAAGTTCTGGAACAATTGGTTATCCATACAACATGCAGAAATGATATTAAACTCTAAAAATATAAAAAATTATTCGTTTCTCAACGTGCCGGAAATAGCACTAGAAACGAAACCTGACTTAATCGATATGGAGAATTTTATCGATCATATTAATTTAAACTTTAAGGATTATGCTTTGGACAATGAACACCCAGGAATTAAGACTCATCAGTTGCAATCAGAACAACTTTATAGTATAATAGCACTATGAGTTATGTCGATGCAATACATGATAAGTCTGCGGAACGAATACATGTCGTAGAACGCAGTCCTAATGGTGAAAGAATATTCAAAGAATATCCTACTAACTATGTTCTATATTATGAAGACAGCAAAGGTAAACATCGTTCACTTTATGGCACTCCTGTCAAAAAGTTTTCGTCACGTAAACAAGCAGAATGGGAGAAAGAGAAACGCATCCACGGTAAGAAACGTCTGTTTGAAGCAGATATTCCGATCGTCTTTAGATGTCTCAGTGAGAACTATCTAAAGGTTGATGCTCCCAAACTGCATACGTGTTTCTTTGATATTGAGGTAGACTTTGATCCTAGTAGAGGATTCTCTCCTCCAAGTGATCCATTCAATCCTGTAACTGCTGTAAGTTTATACTTAGACTGGCTTGATCAATTAGTCTGTCTAGCAGTTCCCCCTAAGCATATGACGTATGAGACTGCACAAGAAGCAATTGCAGAATTTCCTGATACTATGTTGTTTAGAACAGAGAAAGAATTGTTTGATGCATTCTTCTCATTGATTGAAGATGCTGATGTGTTATCGGGTTGGAACTCAGAGGGATATGATATTCCGTATATGGTAAATCGTGTTACACGTGTGATGTCGAAAGATGATACACGTAGATTTTGTTTGCTTGGACAGTATCCTAAGAAACGTAAGTATGAACGATTTGGTAAAGAAGAAGAAACGTTTGACTTAGTTGGTCGTATTCACTTAGACTATCTACAACTTTATAAGAAGTATAACTACGAATCTCGTCACAGTTATAAACTAGATGCGATTGGTGAAATGGAAGTTGGTGAAAAGAAGACTGAGTACGAAGGGTCACTGGATCAATTATATAACAAAGATTTTAAAAAGTTCATTGAATATAACAGACAGGATACATTACTACTTAAGAAACTAGATGATAAGTTGCAGTTTTTAGAACTTGCTAATCAACTGGCGCATGAGAATACTGTATTGCTTCCAACTGTTATGGGCTCAGTTGCTATGATTGAAATGGCAGTAATGAACGAAGCACATGAACGTGGTATGGTTGTCCCCAACAAGATAAGACAAAACATTAATACAATCAGTGAAGGTCAAGCGGCAGGTGCTTATGTGATGAATCCTAAGAAAGGACTGCATGAGTGGATAGGCTCTATCGATATCAATTCACTATATCCTTCTACGATTCGTGCATTGAATATGGCTCCAGAGACTATTGTTGGGCAAGTCAGACAGACTCTGACTAATCAGTATATGGAAGAGAAAGGTCTTGAATTAGCAAAAGCAAAGCCTCGATATAAACCGGGCGATGCTCCAGTAGAAGGACCCATACTATGGGAGGGTCTGTTCGGTTCACTAGAATACACTGCTATTCAAAATCAGGAACGTGGCACTATGCTGACGATTGATTACGAAGATGGCAGAGAAGAACAGATGAGTGCCGCACAAGCATGGAAGATGATTTATGATTCTAACAATCCTTATATCCTTAGTGCAAATGGTACAATCTTTAGATCCGATCAAGAGGGTGTGATTCCTGGACTGTTATCTAAATGGTATTCTGATCGTAAGATTATGCAGGGCAAACTCAGAGAGGCTAAAACAAAAGAAGACATTGAGTATTGGGACAAACGTCAGTTAGTTCGTAAAATTTTGCTCAACTCTGCATATGGTGCACTTTTGAATGAACATTGTCGATTCTATGATAAACGCATAGGACAAAGTACAACACTTACAGGTCGTTCTATCACTAAACATATGTCAGCATTTGTTAATGAGATAATGACTGGCAAGTATGATCATGTAGGTGACTCAATGATTTATGGTGATACTGACTCTTGTTACTTTAGTGCATGGCCTATGCTTAAAGATGATCTTCCAGCAGACATGTCGTTAGAAGATAAAAAGCAAACGTTCATTGACTTATATGAAAGTATGGCTGATCAATGTAATGTATCGTTCCCGGGCTTTATGGAAAAAGCATTTCATTGTCCACGCAGTAAAGGCGAGATAATCAAAGGTGGTAGAGAAGTTTGTGGTGACAGAGGATTGTTTATTACTAAGAAAAGATATGCAATCAATATCTATGATGCAGAAAACAAACGTACTGATAAACATGGTGCAATGAAAGTTAAAGCAATGGGCTTAGACTTAAAGAGAGCAGATACTCCTGCATATGTACAAGACTTTTTAATGGAAGTCTTAGAAATGACACTATCAGGTAAACAACGTGATGAAATTATTGAAAAGATTAAAGAGTTTAAGATCATATTAGGTAAACAGGATTCATGGACAAAAGGTTCCCCTAAAGGTGTAAACAAGTTAACTCATTATACTCAGTTAGAAAAGAAGTCGAAGACAGGGCGTCACAACATGCCTGGACACGTAAGGGCGGCTATGAACTGGAATACACTCAAAAGAGTACATGGAGACAACTACTCTATGGAAATCATGGATGGCTTTAAAGTTGTCGTATGTAAACTAAAGTCTAATGCAATGGGTTATACAAGTATTGCATATCCAACTGATCAACTTAGGCTTCCTGAATGGTTCAGAGACTTGCCTTTCGATGACAATCTGATGGAGTCTACACTTGTAGATGAAAAAATCAGTAACTTGCTAGGAGTTCTTAAGTGGGACTTACGAGCAAACACAGACACTAATTCAACATTTGATGAGTTGTTTAGTTTCGGGTAAATCTTATGTCCAAAACATTTGCTTTACACAATAAATCCAGATATAATACGCAGTATATCTACCTAAATACATTACGAGGAGTATAAATGAAAGATAACTTATTAGACATCATCGGTTACACGCATAGTCTAGGCATCATTGATCTAGTAAAGATCGTGGGAACTGATACAGAAACTGAGATTCATGCAATTGCAGAAGATAAATCTGTTATTGTAACAGGCAAAACTAAAACGCCAGTTGCAGATTTTATCGGAACGTTTGGTATGCCGAATCTGACTAAACTAAAAACTATTTTAGGCTTTGATGTCTATAATGATGATAGTGCTGAAATCGATATGACGAAAGCAAACAAAGATGGTAATGAAATACCTAGTGCAATTCACTTTGCAACTAAGCAAGGAGACTTTGTTAATGACTATCGTTTGATGTCACAAGCAATCATCGAAGAAAAAGTAAGAAATGTTACTTTCAAAGGTGCTAATTGGGACGTAGAATTTGAACCAACAGTTGCAGGTATCATGCGTTTGAAAATGCAGGCACAAGCAAACTCTGAAGAATTGAACTTTACTACTAAAACAGAAGACGGCGATCTTAAAATCTTCTTTGGTGATCCTTCAACTCACTCAGGTAACTTTGTGTTTCAACCTACTGTAACAGGAGAACTTACTAGAGCATGGATGTGGCCTGTTAAAGTATTCTTGTCTATTATGGATTTGCCAGGTGACAAGACTGTACGTATTTCTGATCAAGGTGCGGCTCAAATTACAGTAGACAGTGGTTACACAGTTTACGAATATCTACTACCTGCACAAGCCAAGTAGTTGTTAATTCAAC